ATTGTTTTGTGTTCGAAATTGATAAAAATGTATGCAACACAGAAATTACTTAATCCAAATCTGAATGCCTCAACATTCAAAGGTCAATTGAACACTTATTTAAATGGTCTTAACACGTATCAAGATTTATTGTTGAATCAAGTTATTGCCGGTTTTAAAGCGGGATTACCTAACGTTTCTCAACCAACCGAAGCAACTATCAACTCACAGATTCAAAGTATGCAAGGTAAGGTTGAAACCTATGAAGTTTTCAAAACCCTGAATGATAAATGGGTTGCTGGTACTGATTACAAAACTAAAACACTTTTTGAAGATATCTTATTTTTGGATAGAGCTTCAAGAAACATTGGTGATACTATTATATTAGACATCTTTGACATAAAAAGTATGTTAAGTAAGAACTATCTTAATGAGGGGATGTCTGTCTACACTTTGATAAGTGGTATTCTAATGAAAAATAACTTCACTGTTATGCCTCTTCCAGCCTATGTTAACTTTTATAATGTTCAAGATGTTGATGGATTAACAGTTCCAAGTCCTGAAGGTTCATTGGAATTTGCAGACAATCTGTGGGGAACTTTCAGAAATGTTGACTATAGAAAATCAGGACCTAAGATGGTTTGTTTTTATGTTGGTAAACCTTCGGGTCACTTAAACTTACCAAACATTGTTTCTGGTTATGGAGATGATTCTTTTGAGTTCAGAAGAAGTAGTGAAGTTCCTTTATTGGAAGACCAGTTAGGGAAAACTGACTATGCAATTTCAAATAAATGTGTTGGATTCAACGTCGATATTGGTATAAGAAATCAAAATATATTCTCTTCATTTAGTGTTGGTCAAGATAACGGAAAGGCGACCTCAGAGTCAATTCAATCTGTTCTCGAAATGGCAAATCAAACAAACACAAGAACAGTTGGAAATCAAAATGCTAGTTTATACAATTACTATAAGGGTAGAAGCTATACTTGTTCCGTTACCGCATTAGGGAACGCATTGATTCAACCAACAATGTATTTCAATTTGAGACATGTTCCAATGTTCAACGGTCCATACATGATTACAAGTGTTTCTCATACAATCAGTGCGGGAAACTTTATAACTGAATTTGAAGGTGTTAGACAAGGAGTATATGATTTACCACCAATAGATAACTTTATTCAGTCTATAAATCAAAATCTTCTTACTCAAATTGAGGCGTTAGTTGTTAATAAAACAGACCAAGCGACCACACAAGGAACAACAACTCAAGCAATTGCAAACAACGTTGTTCAAGACGCAGATGAAAATACTTTAGCGGCACAAAATTCATGTAGTGCAAATTTAGATACTTCTTATATTTCATGGGTTACAACAGGTGCAACACAAACAACAATAAGTCAAAAAGACTTTGCGGCGGCTATCAAGGCGTCAGTGCCTAATAACGTTGCATTACAAACTGCAATCTACATGATAAGTTATGTTAGGGCGTATACCAAGAGTCTTTCAGATACAGGTCAGTTCTCAAGTTGGGAAAACAACTTCGGACTTATTACTTTGGACAAAGACAGTTATTCACAAACAGAAAACTTTGTTCAAAATTCATTCTTCTGTGTGAACACCAAAACACTTGGTGGAATCAAACAACTACCCGCAGCAAGATTCAAAAACCTTGATTCATATCTTACATACATGAAAAATATTCTTGGAAGTAGAATAAATGAAATTCAAGACCAAGGAGGTTTGTTGAAGTATTATGTAACATCGTTCCCTGTGGATAACATGACATCAGAAGAATATGAAAAAGATAAGAAAAGATATGTTGAAAATTTTTCTGCATTGTTTGTTGCTGCCGCTAAAAGTGCATCTGATAATGGATTGAAAGGTGGAGTTGTTGTTGAGGAAACGCCAGCCATATCCCAAAGTCAAGGAAATACACCGGCTCCAACACCAACATGTCCACCAACAACGGTGTCTTCATATTCACCAACAACAGCTTCTGCTGGAACAATCATAACGGTCAATGGAACAAACATGGAATTTGTGAGAGAAATATTTGTTGACAACCAACCAGTAGACATAAGGTCAATTCAACTAATCGGAACTAACAAAATTAAATTCTCAGTTCCGACATTAGCTAATGGTATACCTGGCATTCAATATAATATAACAATGGTAAGCAGTAATAATTCAAGTGTTATAACATTAACACCACCACTTACATATGCCTAAAATGTAATTTAACTATTTCATTATATTTATAATAAAGATATTTTTTATGAACATTAAAACAGCCTTAGACAACTACCTTGGAAAATCAGTGAGATTTTCTGAGCAAGACAACGGTAACGGAACAAAAGAAGTTTGTGATTTAGACACAGGCGAATGTTATGTTGTTAGAGAAAAAGATGGTTTGATTGAAAGAGCGGGACATCAAGTATACACAAACAGAAAAGTTAAAGTAGAAACCGCACACGGAATAAAACAATTATTAAACGGATAATAAAATGAGTTTAGACAAAAAAATTCTAAGTGAAATTCAAAGATACAAGAGTATCAACAAATACATTAATGAGCAAGAAGCTCCATTACCACCAACAGATGCTGTTGCTGATGAAGTGACTGCGGCAATCCCACCAACAGGTGCGGGTGAAGGAGCCCCTGCGGCACCTGAAGCACCTGCAGCTCCAGCGGCACCGGCAACATCAGAAAAAATCGATGTGGAAAATGACCCAGACGTTGAGGTAATTGACGACGAAGGTAATTCAACCGAAGGTGGTGAAGAGGGTGGAACAGAGGAGTTAGAAATAACTGACCTTGTTGATTCTCAAAAAAACATTGAGCAAAAACAAGATGATTATTTTAATAACCTTTTTGGACAAATCTCTAAGTTAGAAGCAAAACTATCTGAGATGGATGCTCTAATGAACAAACTCAATACAATTGAAAACAAAATTGAAAAGTATAGAGAGAAGACACCACAAGAAAAGTTAGAATTAAGAACTTACGACTCATATCCTTTCAATCAAAAGTTATCAGATTTCTTTGATGACAAAAAAATTGAGATGGAAAAAACAGGTAAAAAAGATTATGTTTTAACTTCAGATGAAGTTGAAGACATCAATCCAAGTGATATTAGGAATTCGTTCCAACCAGGTGAAGACTTGGTTTAAATTTTAAGAAGGTCATCGAAAGATGACCTTTTTTATTTGACATCAGCATTAGTTTCAACTATATTTATAATTCAATTTAAACAACTTTAATTATTTTAAAATGAGTAATGTATTAGACGCCGTATTGGCACAGTATGAGAAATCACAACAATCAGGGGGCGGGGCCCAAAGTAAAATGTCGCAAGACGAAAGAATGAAAAAGTATTTCGCTTTAATCCTTGGAGATAAAGAGAAATCAGGACAAAGAAGAGTAAGAATCCTTCCTACTCGAGATGGTTCTTCACCATTTAAAGAAGCTTGGTATCATGAAATCCAAGTCGGTGGTCAATGGCAAAAGTTCTATGACCCAGGAAAAAATGACAACGAACGTTCACCTTTGAATGAGGTTTACGAAGAGTTGATGTCAACAGGTAAAGAATCTGACAAAGAATTGGCGAAACAGTATAAGTCTCGTAAATTCTACATCGTAAAAGTAATCGATAGAGACCACGAAGAAGATGGTCCAAAGTTTTGGAGATTTAAGCACAACTATAAGAATGATGGTATCTTAGATAAAATCATTCCAATTTGGAGAAACAAAGGTGACATCACTGACCCTGAAAAAGGTCGTGACCTTATCATCGAGTTGACCAAATCTAAAACACCCGCAGGCAAGGAGTATACAAGTGTATCAACAATTATGTATGATGACCCAACTCCTGTTCATGAAGAAAAAGAACAAGCAAATGCTTGGGTTAACGACGAGTTAAGCTGGACAGATGTTTATTCTAAAAAACCTGTAGAATATCTTGAAGCTATCGCTCGTGGAGAAACTCCAAAATGGGATAGTGAAAAAGGTGGATATGTTTATGGTGATTCATCTGTTGAAACAACAACTGTTGGCGGAAGTAAATCTAAAGAAAAGGTTGCTGACCCACAAGCAGACGCAGAGGTAGATACTGATTTACCATTCTAATTTTATAACCAAGGGTGGTGAAAGCCACCCTTTAATTTTTTTCACATGACGTTTAAAGAAGAAATCGACTTACAGTTACGAGACAATAAAACATTGTCTTATGAATTCCTAAGTCAACTTAAAGATAAAAATTACTTCTCAGGTAGAGGTAAACAAATCGGTGATACTATTTTGTTTGGTATGTTGAAAGAAGAGGATGAGACAGGAGAAACTCATCTTAGATTAGTGACTTTCCATGAAGAAGAAATTGGAGTTTTGTATGAACAAGATGAAACATTTTATAAAGGACTAAAACAGAATAAATTACCGAACATTAAAAGAATAGAAAATGGCAATCAAGAAGAACAACTTTAATAAAGTTAAAGAGAAGTTTTCAACTTCAGCAAAATATAAGCCTCAAAGATTCCTTGACTTAGGCGCGGATTTCTTGGATGCGGTAGGTCTTCCTGGACCTGCAATAGGACATTTAAATATGTTCTTAGGTCACTCAGATACAGGTAAAACAACCGCGGCTATCAAGGCGGCTGTTGATTGTCAAAAGAAAAAGATATTACCTGTGTTCATCATCACAGAACAAAAGTGGTCTTTCGACCACGCAAAACTCATGGGATTTGAATGTGAGGAAGTGGTGGATGAAGAAACAGGTGAAATGGATTGGGGTGGATTTTTCATCTTCAACAATAACTTCAGTTATATTGAACAAATTACTGACTATATCAATTCATTGTTGGATGCTCAGGAAAAGGGTGAATTAGACTACGAAGATGAAGATGGATTACAATCACCAAGCTTATGTTTTATATGGGATTCTGTGGGTTCTGTGCCTTGTAAGATGACCTTTGATGGTAAAGGTGGTAAACAACATAACGCCTCTGTATTATCAGACAAGATTGGTATGGGTATCAACCAAAGAATTTCAGGTTCAAGAAAGGCAGATTCTAAATGGGAAAATACTTTGATTATTATCAATCAACCTTGGGTTGAATTACCTGACAATCCATTCGGTCAACCAAAGATTATGGCTAAAGGTGGAAACGCAGTTTGGTTAAATTCATCATTGGTGTTCTTATTTGGTAATCAAAAAGGTGCTGGAACAACTAAAATTACTGCAACCAAAGACAAACGTTCTGTTAAGTTCGCAGTTAGAAGTAAGGTATCTGTATTGAAGAACCACATCAATGGATTAGGATTTGATGACGGTAGAATTATCGTTACTCCACACGGGTTCTTGGCTGGAAAAGAATCCTCTGAAGAAAAAGCTTCAATTGAAAAATACAAAAAGGAATACGCCGAATATTGGAAAGATATTATTGGAGCTGATGGCGATTTTGATTTAAAAGAAGAGAGAGAAGATTAGTAACCCTTTAAATAAATTACGTGTCCAAAACTTTATTGGTAGACGGAGATAATCTTTTCAAGATTGGTTTCCATGGTGTTAAAGAACTTTATAATGATGGGTCTCACATTGGTGGAGTATATCATTTTATCAACACACTTCGTAGATTCTTAGATGAACACAACCACGATAAAGTAGTTGTATTTTGGGACGGAGACTCCAATTCCTCAATAAGAAAAAGTATATATCCTCAATATAAGGGAAACCGAAGACAGGATATGAATGATTACAAATACGAATCTTATTTGCAACAAAAGGCAAGAGTAAAGACGTATTTGGAGGAGATATTCGTGCGACAGGTTGAGATGATGAATAACGAAGCTGACGACCTTATTGCCTACTATTGTAAGATTGCAACACAAGAAAATATTATTATATTCTCAGCGGACAAAGACCTTACCCAACTCATTTCTGAACGTGTAACAATTTATTCTCCAGTCCACAAACAATATTTTAAAAACGGTGACAAGATTGCTATTAACAAGGTGGACATTCCTCATCAGAATGTAACCGTGTGTAAAATCTTTACGGGAGATAAGTCTGATAACATCGAAGGTATTGAAGGATTGGGCGAAAAAACTCTCGTTAAATTATTCCCACAAATGCAGGAAAAATCATGCACAGTCGAAGAATTATTGGATAATGCACGAAATATCCCGCAAAAGAAGCCTACGAAAAGTTTATTAAATATTTTGACTGGGAAGACAAAAAGCGGTATACTTGGTGAAGAGTTTTATACAATAAACTCTAAAATTGTTGACCTCAAAAATCCATTGATTACGGATGAAGGAAAACAACTTGTAGAACAAATCCACACTGACACAATTGACCCCACCGATAGAGGATATAAGAATTTAATGAGACTGATGATGGAAGATGGTCTCTTTAATTATCTACCCAAAAATGATGAGGCTTGGGTAAACTTTCTAAAACCATTCATGAAATTAACAAGAAAAGAAAAACGAAACACAAACAAAAATTAAAACTATGAAAGAACAAGACAGCACGAAAATGGAATTTTTGCTAACCTTGAATGACAACATTGTTGTCCAAAGATTCTTTAATGTAAGAGGGTATAACCCTAGGGCAAAAAACTCTGTGGAGTTTTATGAATACATTAGAGGATTGAGAGAAGACCTTGAGTATTATCTTAAGATGAAGACTGTTGTCTACATGATGGATAACAAAGAGTCTATCATTCACGACCCAAAGATTATGGAGACTTCATTTACTGAAGGTCCTGAGATTTTTAACATTTATGTTAAGGTTGGGGAACAGACAATTTGTCAGAGAATTTTTGACGGAAA